GATATATCACTTTTTAAACCACGAGGGTAGCCCTAAATGTGGTCTAGTATCATTTATGTTTTTGTCTGCATTCTTGGATTTTTGATCATTGTAGTGCAAGAAAACTTGAGCACAGTTGTCACCTTGGAATTCTTCTCTCCAATGTTCTAATTCCATGCCTCTATAAACAAGCATATCACCAGGTTTTAAATTTACTAGAATGCCTTTATTATTACTAGTCACTGTTATTTTTTTACCGTCAGGTATACCAACATTTTTCTTTGGCTCTAAATGTATGGGCCAAGGGTCACCACCAAGATTTAGTGTTGTAGATATTTCGCAACTAAATCTATCTTTATGTCTTTCTAAAATATCACCAGGTTTATATATTCTCGCGTAAGAATATGTAGGATATAATTTTAATCCTGTCTTTTTCTCCATGATAGGTAAAGTTCTCATTAACAAAGTTTCCATAGCTATGTCTGCATAGTGAGAATATGTATTTGGAACTTGTTGATCATTCCATACACCCCATTCTGTGGTAAATTGTGAAATATATCTTGAGTCAAACAAAGTTCTTGCAACGGTTCTTTTTAATAAAAAATAATTATAAACAAAATTAGCTATATCTTTCGGCACAGCTTCTTTAATAACTAAATATTTATTTTTTTTGAAGCTCATCGTTATTACTCCTTTCTTTTGATATTGCTGTTTCAACAACTTTAATATTCCAATGTATAAATCTAAAAGGTTCTAAACCTGCATCTACTGCAAATTCATGTGGAACATATCCTGGAAAGATAATCATTGTTCCTGGTTTAGGTTTAAAATGAACTTGATTAGATGCTAACGTAATTTGTGCTGGATTTTTCATAAACAATTTTGTCATTTCTGCACCAGGTCTTGGATCATGAAATATTGGAAAAGATGTTTTTTCACTGCATTTTAAAAAATAAAATCCTGAAACGTGTTGATTCCAATGTTGGTGTGTAGCGTGATGACCACCACCTTTTTCACTAAATTCTTGCACCCAAAATTCTGTAAAATGTAAGCTATGATTTTTTAAATCAAAACCTTGCCAATCTAAAAACTCATAAGATCTTTGTCCTATAAACTGAACTAACTCTTTAGCTTTAGGATCATTAGAAAAACTTTCACTATGTTTAGATTGACCAAATGTTCCAATATCTTTTCTCCATTGTGGTTCATTTTTTAATTTATCTTTAAGAATTTTATCCGCTTTTTTAATATATTTATCTGTTAGATTAATTGCCTTTTTTAAAAACATAGGCGCTTCTGCCGCCCATACTGGTGTTTGAAAATAAAATGCAGATTTAAAATCTACATGTCCTTTTGTTTGTTGTGTACTACTTCCGCCTTGTTTCATATTATTTAAATGGATAGCCTAAATTCCATATTACTAGACTATGCCTTACTCCTTTTGTTACTGGTTTAACTCTATGCCATACAAAGCTAGGAAATACGACCAAAGAGCCTTTTGGTAATATCTCAGTGCATGTTCTAATATTAGGTTTTTTATCAGGATCTTCATTCCTAAAATCAAACTCTAACTCTCCACCCTTGTATTCTTTTGGATCTGTCAAACTAACTGTGACAGATAACTTTCTTATTTTTCCTTTCATTGGTCCCTCATGAGGATAAGGTTTATCCCAACTATCACAATGCCAATCATAATACTGACCTTTTTTATATATAGTAAACTGACAAGATTCAGAATAATCCCAATCATAATTCCAACCTGCATTTTGATTTGCCATTTTAACGTAAGGTTGAATTTCTTTATATATCCATCTATCGTTCATCCAAACAATATTTGAATCTCTTTTCTTTTGTATATTTTTTAATTCATCTTTTGTTAAAGGTTGTTTGTTTAAATCTCTATCTCTACCATAACCACCTGTAATTGCTGTTTCTTCTCTCATTTTTTCTGCTTTACCATAACGCACAATATCATCACAAATTTTAGGTGGTATTGCAGACTGAAAGTACCAAAAGTAATTAGATATATTCATAGTTAATTGTTAGTATTATATTTAAACCTTTAGAAGTGTTTGGTGAAAAAGAATATTTATTAGTGGACGGAAACATTATAAAATGATTATCTTTTATAGGTATGTGCCAAGTTCTATTTTTTCTCCTGTTATCGTCAAATTCAATAATGCATTCTGAAGATTTTTCCTTAACATCAACACCATAAATAAGTGTGTAGTCTGGTGAATTACGTAAATCAACAGGATCAACTTGATGTCTTGTCCAAGATTTTTCTTTAGGATGCATAACGTTGCCATGCGCATTTTTAAATACTAAGGTTTTACCATACTCAGCTCTCCAATGATCTCGCATATAATCTTGCAACCATTGAAAAGGTTGAGAAAAAGGCGCAACATAATCATCAAAAGCATAAGCTTTAGGATTATTATTAGTTCGTTTTTGTTTTATGTAAGATTCTATTATGTCGTTTCTTATTTGATCACGGTCAATCTCAAAACCTTTTGGCATTTCAATCTTGCCGTAATACAGATCAACCTCAGATAACACCACCTTCTGCATAAATTATATTGCTACTTTATTCCAACTCCCGTTAGCTTCATCCCAGTCATATCTATGAGTAGTCATTTCTTCTTCTGTAAGCTCGGGTGCATCACCTACTGGCGATTGCCATCTTGCTTCTGCTGTATTAAGAACCCAACTAGCGTAAGGTTTCTTACTAATGAAAATATCATTATCTTCATCGTAGGTCATACCAATACCAGCATAATTACCTCTAAATGCTTTTGAGTGATCACCTGATGAATGTTTATTGCCTGCTGTATTATAAGATGTTTTTTTCCATAAAGGCCAGCTGTGGATTCTTTCCAAGAACTGTCTTCCTACTTCTTCATCTTCAATACCATCAGCATTTTGACAATCTTTATCAGCTACAACTTCAACGTTGATAACTTTATTGTTTGCCCCTAGTTTTGCGTAATGTGCCATAATATTCTCCTTATATATTATTTGTTAAAATTTGTAAAACCATTAATTTTGGAATCTATATCTTAGTATTACTATACCACTTCCTCCAGCTGCTCCACTGCCTGGGGGACTCGCAGGTGGTGCATATCCACCGCCACCTCCGCCACCGCCAGTATTAGCAGTTCCAGCCTCACCGGCCATAGTACCTCTATCAGTTCCGCCTCCGTCTCCACCGCCGCCTGTTCCACCAGCTCCTTTTACGGCTGGACTTGGGGGACCATAACCTGCTCCACCGCCACCACCAGAAAAAGATGCAGGCGTACCTGTAATTACTGTGGTTGCTCCCGCACCACCAGCTGAGGATGCAACATTACATCCTGAAGGCGTGTTAGCTCCTGCTGCTGTAGCACCACCGCCTCCTGAAGAAGCGTACCTTCCTTGAGAATTACCTCCAGCGTTACCTTGAGGTGGTGATACAGGGGGTGTATTTCCTGCACCGCCTGATATTGGAAGAGAACCCGGAGATACGTAACCAGTTGAACCACCACCTGAACCACCAGCAACTCCTGGTGCACA